CGCGTTCCAGTTTCCTGACTTTGGTCGGCATGATACGCCTCCTTGGCGTCGGTTATGCCTCGCACACAGAATTACGGACAGGCTCGTACCACTCACAGACAGGATCGCTGGAAACATTCTATTTCTCGTGACGACATTGCGCCTGCTTATTTCCATTTCAAAGCTGCCCAATCGAATTCATGACCTTCAAGTGTTCCGAGCGCTACAATGTAGGCGAGACGTTCATCACGTGGCAGCAAGAATGCGACATCGAATGGCACCCCACACTTGACCAAATACAAGCAGTCAATCAGGTCAGGGTGCCGTGCAAGTTTCCCGCGATCTCCGCCTCGGCAGAAGATACCGCTCCGCCATAAGAATCGAATGCGTCTGCTGCTGCGGCTAACCCCTCCTCCCCCAAGCGAGAAACGGCTGATTCGATCTGGGCCTCATTTATTGGGATCGGGATTGGTATATCGTCTATTGCTGTGACCGACATAGCTAGGCTAGCTATCCCAAGCCAAGCTTGGTTTTGTGACAATTCCGAACCCGCGGCCTTAAAGAGCCGCAATGTATCAAGTGCTGTCAGGCGTCGAACAGCCAGCAGTCGTCCGAGCTCATCCTTGATCATTTTTGTCTCGGCCGCTTTATCAATAATTGACTTTGTTGGCGACATCTAAACTCGTAGCCTCCGAGTAGCAAAAAAATCAAGCTTTTGCTTCACACTTGCGTCCCCCCTCCAATTACCTGCACTAGTCAAACGAAAGACTACACCGTCATATTCGTAGGTCGAAGTCGAACCATCTACTTCGGTAACATACTGATACATTGTACCCGCAGGTACGGGACCACCATTGAAGTATAACTGCTCTGCCACCGCGATAAAATCGTCCGCCTGTGACGTGCCACGCTCAATCTCAAAGCTTCCTTCCCAACCTCGGGGTAATTCTGCACCCAATTGTGATCCGTCCAGTCGGCTGACACGAACGGGATGTGTTAGTTGGCGGCTCTCGAAGCCAGTTACATGGGTGAGATCCACTCGACCAGAAGGTCCCATGATAACAAGTTGAGTGTCACGGCCGACCGAAAAACTAGTAACGGACATTGAACCCTCTCTCTCCTACGACGATTGTCCGACTGGAAGGGTCTGATGTGAAACCTGAACCGTCTGGCCCCCCTCGACATTCACAATAAACTTTTCGTTTATCGCTTGGTATTGAATCTGCGCGTCAGATTGAACATACCCCAGACCGGTCCGACTGCTCGGATTATTAGAAGTATCGCAGATCACGCTGTACGGTAAACTGCCATCAGTACTCCCCAATAAGCCCTGTTGGAGCATCGTCTGGAGAAATGACAACTGTGTAGAGCGAATCTGCTGAAAGAGCTGAGCAGTTATCACCTGGCCCACAAATTGCCCCATCCCCGCAGCCAAGGTGGCGGCAATGTAATTGGTGAGGCGTGTATAATTATCTCCATTAGTAGCAGCATTCGATGACGTATTATGACCCCCTCGGACCCCCCAGAAGCTACCTGCCGGCTGGGGATTGGAAATTACGTCAATTCCAGCACCAAGCAATACCGCTAAATCCGCTGAGGAGTATACTGTGCTTTGACCCGATCCAGGCGTCCCCGATTTCTGGCTCCCAATCACACCGTACAGCGGCTTGTTAAGGCTCGATTGTTCAGGCGATAAGTTTGCCAGACGGCCGGCCACGAAACCCTGCGGCGAGACCAGCCGTGTCATGGCGTTAGCCTGATCGTACCACCACAACCAATCACCGAACATGAGCTTCGTCGAATAGCTATCTAATCCAACAGCCTGCATCACGGAAACGGCGTTTTGGATTGTATCACCCGGTGGCCCGGTCAGAACCATGTAAATCCCCTCTTCCAATCCAAATTCTGACTGTGCTACCCAGGTCGTTGGATCGTCGTTGTCAGCCAGCAGTCCGATGCTGCAGCCTTGACCGCGAAGTGAATACATACCGGTACGTGGTAGCACGTCTGAACCCACCAGCGTTTCGGTCGTTACCAATACTGTGCCATCAGACCCAGGTGTACCTGCGCCCAGCATCACCGAAAATGGCACAGGGGCGATAACCGATCCACCAGCATTCGCAATAACCAGCATCGACGGACCACGTTGCGGCCCCAGACCACTATTAACGGCAGATGCAAGGTTTTGCCAAAAAGCCGCACCTGTGCCAGCTATCTTATCATAAACCTCCAGAATGCCACCCGCTAGACCGACGGTCAATTGCCAGGTCGCGGCCTTTGACGGCGACACTTGCAGTGACACAATTATCTTATTTCCTAAAGAACCCGTGTACAACGCCGTAAAAGTTACTGTTGTACCAGGTACGACGGTTTGCGCGGCAGCGTCAGTTCCGTCGGAAATTCGGACACAACGGAAGTTTTGAGCACCCTGCTGGACCGCTGTCGCGATCTGAGTGCCCATATCATACTGGTTCAGCATTACCGGTCCAAATAGCTGCGCGTAATCCGCCATGGTTGCTAGGATGGACGGCTCCCCGACCGGACCCCAAGTAGCAGTCCCCACTATGCCGATTATATTTGTCGGCACACCATTCAATACGAGATTCTGCGGGGGCACAATCTGGACATAGAGACCAGGTACTATTAGCGAAGTCGTATTAATCGCCCCTTGCTGCACAATTGGCATAAATTTTAACCTTTTTTGGAGGTGCTTTCGGAAACACGAACAACAAAGTTCTTATTTCCGCTCTGCAGAACCTCCCTAATAATAGTTGGGTCCGTGATGAAGTCTCCACGCACGAAGTCCTTGAATGGCTTTACAATGATCAAATTCATAATGCCCTACTTGTATCAGATTGTAATATCTAGATCATTCAATCCTACATTACCGAACAACATACCTGCCGCAGACGTAGAAATCATTGCGGGATACTCTGCTGTATAAATAAGGTCCCGACGATAGAGAAGCGCATTTTGCGATTGGTCCGATATCTCTGTACCACTGTAGATCAGGCGCGATTTCGTGCCATCTCGGAGTGGAATGAATGTCATCGCCGAAAGAGCTGCGTCAATAGTCGATGAAGACATGTCCCGAGCGGCAGGGCTCGGGCACCAACTAATGACCCGAATGTCCCTTTGCTGACGCCGTACTTCTTGAACTGCGACGCCGTCGGAAACAACGCGCGCGAACAGGATGGTAGCTCCCGGGATGGTTATGGTCTGCCCGGAGAGCAGTGCAATCCGATTTACTTGTATTTGAGCTGCTAGGATAGCTGCAATAATTGAAGGGCTATCCTGAGTCTTTGGACGATATGTATAGGTATTTTGATCGACTCGTAAGCCTACCGCAATCCCAGTTGACACCGATCCACTAAATATTATGGCATGATCCAATACGGAAACCGACAAGGAAGGCGCTTTAAGCTCATACCGCCATATTGGTGCGTACCGCGTTGTCGTCTTGCCTTGATTTCGGTCAGGGGACACTGTGACGTTGACTGTACCAGCATTCAGATCCGAATTGAGGTTCGCAGGAATGGGCCAGCCTCGGTAGATCCTATATATTGCGCCTGTCGTGCTGGGAGCTTGAATACCCAACGGATACAATGCACCTGTTACCGCAGATAAGACCGCGAGTTCAACATCGGCGATGTCAGCCATCAGGTCATCGCCTGCTTCACATTTAGTCGCCACCCCATCGATGAAAGCTCCGACGCCTCCACGACGGCATTTCTGCCCAGATCGTCGGACATTATATCGGACGGAGATATGATCACGTGTGCCGGCGCTGGTACGAGAACAGTCCAATACGGAACCGTCCCATTACTCGGCAAGGCAGCTTCGGGAGCACCCTGGCCGCCAGCTCCTAGGACACTCGCTGGCCAATTGTTCATCAACAATATGGACGTAGAACCTATTACACCACCATAGCTGGAGCTGCCCGTTGCCACGGCACTTGCCGGGTGACTGAAGGAGACCGTGCGGTTGGCTCGAACACATAGAACAGGAAGGAGTGGCTGCTTATCCGCAATAAACCAAATTGCATCCGATATTACTAGGTAGTCACCCAATTGAATGTATGCAGAATCTAACGTCGCATCCCATATTGCATTTCCATACCGGTTCGAATGCGAGAACCCTCCCGATACTGGGCTGAATGCAACATTTAGTCGAAGGAAGCGGTTCGACTTCGCCAAAGGATCGTGCGACCCTCTCGGCCGATAGGCATCGGCAGTTGCGCCAATTTTCCTCGACGCAATGTTAAGACCCCAACTTATGCGATCCTGT